GAACACGATCATCGTCGTGACAAGCCTCAAGCCAAGAGGACACCTGTGCTATTCGCTTCTGAAGCAAAAGGTACTCAGCAATCAGTGTGGCCTCTGGAATATCTTTAATCTTACTGAGCGTAGACTCATCAACGATTGGCTGTCCTGTAGGCGTGAACCGCTTAGGCTTCCAACCAAAGTCAATCAGGTACTCGCCTATCTGTTTGCGCGAGCCAAGATTAAAAGGTACTTCTTCAATCCGTACAGCCTTACGCTTGGTGGCAAGCTCTTCAAACTCTTCTTGAGTTAGGCGGCTTTTCTTTTCTGAGCCTTGTATAAGACCCATCTTAGAAAGCGCCCCTGTCTTTGTGAAGTGTGGTAGCAAAACAGTTTTAAGTTGCTTGGGTCTGAAGGTCTTCTGCACCTCACGCTCCACTTCCTTGAGGCGATCAGTTAGTTCAGCGACAAGTAGTGTTGCGGTCTGTACATTCAGAAGAAAACCATGCTCTCTTTGATCTGCAATAATCTTCAGTGCCTCATGCTCTAGCACTACAGACTGTCGGCTGAAGCCTCGTGATTCTGCTTTAAGATTATTAAACATCTTGGCATTGAGAACTGCATCATTGCGGCAGTAGTTCAGCATCTCTGGAGAGTATTCTCCAAACTCTGTGTGATCTATTTTCTGTAGCCCAATACGATAACCCCAAGACTCAAGGCTGTGTCCACCCTCGCGTGTTGGGTTAAAGAGTCGAGACAATACCAGCGTGTCTACAATAGCTGTGTTCTGAGTCAGATCAATATTGTGTATCTTCTTAATGGCTGGTAAGTCATAACCAATAATGTTGTGACCTATCAGTTTGTCTGCATTGGAGAGGTGAGCCAAGCCCTGAACAATCTCAGTAGGGCCAAAGGTCTTTGTCTCTCCAGAGTCAGGATCGACAGCCGCTATGCACCAGATCTTCGTAGGCTCTAGGCTGTCTGCTTCTATGTCAAAGACTATGCTCTTCATAATCAGCCCCAGCTTCTATTTCGTGCATACGGTTAGGGTGTTCGACTTCAATGTAAGTCATCCACACTGCTAATACTATTACCCATCCAATCATAATTCAATCTCATCTTGTTCTTCTACTTCCATTGATATCTCACTGAGCCTACCACTGTCCTTGTCATAAAACAAGTGCGTGGCTAGACCTACATCACCAGTATATCTAGACTTAAGGACACGAACCCGTGTGGTACTGGCCTCCACAGGATCTTCTGATTGCTGGTTACGCTCCAAAGATATTACACAGTCTGACAACTGAGCAATACTTTGTGAGCCACGTAGGTGGTTAAGTCCTGTCTCAATACCGTTCTCGTGACCACGATTACCATCAATCCTTCTGAGGTGTGATACAAGGATGAGGCCTACGCCTGTCTCTTCTACCAGCGTTCTGAAGTTGTGCATTATAGAATCTATATTGCGGCGTTCATCACCGTCCGTTGTCATGGACAGGAGCATATGCAAGTGGTCAAAAACTATCCACTTACACTCAAGGCCCATCGCCATAAAGCGTAGTTTAGAGAACACACTATCAACATCGTTCATCCCAAGATGGGCATGGACAAAGACGCGGTTCTTGTTCTGCCCGTCATAAAGAACATTAAAGAAATTATCTATCTCTTCTTCACTGTACTTGGCTCTAACGCTATCAATATGTAAGCGGTCATTAGCCTCAATAGATAAGATACCATCAACAGTCCTACGCCAATCCTCCTCAAGAGCAATGACGCCTACCTTGTCGTTGGTATTGGTGATGAGCCAGTGTTCAAGCTCACGAGTAACACTAGATTTACCCAAGCCTGTGCCGCCCGTCAGTGTGATTAGCTCGCCCTGTCGTAACCCGTCTAGCTTTTCGTTTAGTCCCTGCCACGGGTAGGCAACAGATTCTTTTCTCTCACGCTTCTTGTAGCTCTCACGCTCTTCACTAACATTCAGAATCCCAGACGGTGTATAAAGTTTTGAAGCCCACCACGCAGTAACATAAGCTTTGTGGTGACCCAGTTTGAGCATCTCATTAGGATCTTTGAATTCAGTAGGTAGTGAAAGTATTTTAGCCTTCCCCGGCTTCAGGATACGCGCCACCTTCTTTGAGGCTTCTCGTCCGGGCTTGTCGTTGTCGAAAGAAATAACCACAGTATCAAACGATTCAAGGAATTCAAGATTTTCTTGAACGTCTTTGACTGCACCCTGCGCTCCATTCTTAACAGATACAACCGGCCATTTACTCCCCAGAAGTTCGTATGCCGCCATAGCATCACACTCACCTTCAGTGACCGTAATGTATTTGCCGCCTGCCTGTGCAATCTGCTGACCAAAAAGTCCAGTTCCCTTGGCAGAACCGATCCAATTAAATACTTTATTTTCTCGACGGATTTTTGTAGCGACTTCTTCATTGTTTATGTACGCAGGGTAGTGGTGTTCAATGACCTTGCCCGACTCATCTTTAACTGAGCGAACTCCATATTTCTTTGCAGTCTCTAGTGAGATTGAACGGTCTGTTAGTGCGTGATAGAAGGTTTGGTTTTGAGAGAAGGGTGCATTGTCGTTGGTTCTTTTGAAGCTATTAAAGTCTGCCACGTTGCCTCCCATTGCAGATTCGTAGTCCTTGAAAAATGTTCCACAACTAAAACATTTAGCAGTGCCATCTGAATTTATGGAGACAGGATCACTGCCTCCACATTCAGGACAGGGCTTGTGGTACTCCACAAAGTCGCCCATTGTTTAGTCCTCCGTTTCATCGTCCTCTACGATTGCCTCATCAACAAGAAGCTCCTGCATCTTTTGATGCAGTGCTACTGCCGCCGCTTGATTAATGGTCATGTTTGTTTCAAGATCTTCAATTCTCTTTTGAACATCGGCAATCAACATGAATGTCGCCTGACCCTCTGGAGAGATCTTTTCTACATCATAAATCTTATCTTCGTTGGTATATCTCCACATCAGAACTCACTCCCAGCATCACCATCATCAAACGCTTCAAACTCAGCACCATCAGGGCTGGCATATTCAACAAGCTCCAGCACTTGCATAGCTTGGAAATCCAAGCCACGATAAACAGTGCCATTCCAAGTTGACTCCCACTCCTTGTATTGCACTCGCACCTTGGAGCCATTACCTACGCTGGTATTCAGCGGCTCTTTGTTGCGATCCATCAGCTTGGGCGCGGAGTTAGGCTGACCGTTCTTTCCAGTAACCTTACGCTTTATGATAATGGATGGCCCCTCGTCCATGTCCTTTACCTTGAACCCGCGTGAGCGGAAGTCATTGGCAATCTCCTCATCGACCACAAGGTTCACTGTGTAGACGGGGGTGAATGTTGTGTTGGGTGTGGTAACGGATGCCCACATTGCTACGCCTTCAACAATAGCCATAGTATATTTTCTCCTAAGCTTTATTAAAAAGAAAGTTAATGTACAACGGGATACAGCCATAGATATAATCTTCGGATATCCGCTCGCCTTCTATACTGGCTTGCCGCCTGATCCAACCGATCATATCGCTCACTGTTCTGTAGTTGGGCATACCACTACCCAACGTCATGACAAAAGCCTTACACAAAGTGTCTTCAATATCGTAGTCCGACATGATTAGTAATCCCCTGTGAGTATGGTGTGCTTTACTAAATCTAGTAAGAGATTAAACTTCTCCATCTCTACATCAGATACTACTTTCAACTCCTCACCTGTGTCAACAATAAGAATAAAGGGGTATCTAATTTCTTCATCGTTAGATTGATCTCTAAGATTTTGAAGACCTTCTAAGACTTTATCATTTAAAGACTTCTTAGTACTCTTATTAAAGTTTCCTTGTATGATTTTCAATTTATATCTCCAAGTCAAAAGACTTTAAAGGTTGATTTTACCACGTATCGTTGCCGGTGTCAAGCCCCTCCCATGATCTTTGTGAGAAGCCCACCAAGCAACATTATGGAGGCGACTACATTAATCATGATGATGGCACGATCTCGCCATATGAAACCAACCACAGCCCACAGCGCAGTGCCTGCAAAGCTCAGTAACATATCATAAACCTGAAGCTCTGGTAGGCCTGTGCTACGCATAGATATGGCAACCAGTAACCAGACACTAGCAATCCATTTTAGATACCAATCAATCGTGCCTTTGGGTGTGGCACTCTTTTGAATGCGGGTACTGTGTACGATCTCATCAACAGAATATTCCTTGCCATCATCAGTGACAATTGTTTCTCTCATTATTCAAGCTCCTTGATTAGCCAGCCCAGATAGACCTGTGCTTTTTTAAGATCCTCCTTCCCATTCTTGTACTCGTACCTCCAAAGGTATTTTAAGCAGTTACCCTTGAGATATCCTTTGAATTCTTGTGGGTGCATAGAAGCCTTGATAGCTTGAATAGCTTCAATAGCCCCCTTGTTGTAATGATCTGGTTTATTTACCACATCATGTTTATCTTCAGGGTGATAAAGTTTTCCATAGACCGTGTTGCTCTTAGATATACGATCCCATTCTGCTGGGGCTACGTCATCAATGCTCATAGGTATCCTCCATCTTTTAGATACTCGCCGATTGTAATACCAATAGAAAAGAAACTTACTATCACCAAAGCAAACAGGTACTCTGGCGATTCTCTAATTAACAACCAAGTTTTTTTCAACATAAAACCTCCATAGTTTTTCAATGGGATCTAAACTGTCTGCATCCATTACAAACCTTTCTCCATAGCCAAAGTCTTTTTTGTAGGCTTTTTCAAAAAAAGTTTTTCTGCCGATACAGCCATGTAGTTTTAAAATTTCAGTTTCATCAGTTGCGCCGTAAAGAACTGCAACTTTGGCCGCAAAGGATTTTTCAGAGTCAAATATTAAAGGGCCATCAGTGTGTGAGCTACACTTAACATCTACTGATGTTTCACCCAACCAAAAATCTATACCTCCATCAGACAAAACATTCACAACGGGCAGAGGTAAATTAAAGAGGCGAGCAAATAAAAACTCTGCCTTGAAAGCGAGTATATTATTTTTAGTTCTCGTGTCCATGCCTTTTTTATCTGTCATTCTTGGAACAATACCCTGCATTTCACAAAGCCTAACAGTATCCTGCCCCATAAGGATAGAGTCGTGATGGTCTTTAGGATTCAATTTAAAGTACATTTGTCCACCTCATTGGCCTCCCTTTCTCTATCCAATCATGAAACTTAAAGTCATAATATTTTTTGTAAGCCTTGATAGTATCAGGATCTTTGTACTCATCTGGCATACATTGAGGTGGCTCAATAAACCCAGAGACTTCAATGTTTTGTGGGGCTTTGCTCGTAAAGAACTTTAGTTTGTTCCAGCTTTTGTGGTTGTGTTTGAAGCGTCTTTGAAACTCTATACTTAGTGCTTCAAAATGTTCATACAACCATTGATAATGTTGTTTACTTTGTCTAGCCCAGACAGTGCTTGGATGATTGACATAGGCCGCAAGATAAAACTTATCATCATATTTATCTAGCACCCAGCGTTTAGCTTTACGGCCTGAAGAAGTCTGTCCGATCACTATTGTACCATCGACAACACGATGCGCCGTGGACAAAATCTGTGCAGTCTCAAGCGGCATCTTGACAATATGCTGATCGCATTGCTCTTCAGCGGCCCTGCGTGGACAGTCATTAAGATAAAAGATATTCATGTTAGTCTCCGTGATCTGACCAATGGTAGTCTGCATTGCTCATCTCATCAGCAATAAGATCAAATATATAATCAGTATTGAAATAGCTACTGACATCCAATCCTGCCAAGTGGCCTCCAACCATCTCGACTTTATCAAGCTCTACTCCTTCTGAATGATTTGTGTAAAAGATTCTAACATCCATTGTCGCCCAAGCACAATCTAGCTCTGCATCTAGAACAAATGATCCATACATACTAGCTGTTCCCATGATAGATCTCCTGATACTCGACCATATATTCCAATATCCTAATGGCTTCTCTAGTCGCTGACTCTTTACCCTCAAAATAATTTACAAGAGCAGAGTTCTCGCCATACCTCCTTGAATATCTGCGCCGTGCTTTTATTGAATCCGCACAGTTATTTCTAAGATGACCGCGCCAATGATTAGCCAACTCAATACTATTTAAGATACTCATTGCCATACCATCCTTTGATAAATTAAAACATCAGAAATAGTGCCGTCAGCCGTCAGCTTTCTTTTATCTTCTTGAGCCATATCTTCTGTCTTGTACAGATCAAGTGACTTTTCTCCTGCGACTGTATCATAGTACTCCATCACCCAAACAATTAATGTCTCATTCTCCATCTTTAATCTCCTTCAGTCCACTAGAAAAAATACCATAAATTAAGAAGTCCATTTCCGCAGGGGAAAGTTGGGGCATTGCTACCCCAAGATCCTTGCGACCTTTCTGCCAATCATCAAGCTCCTCAAGGGTTGTAGGCAACTCCACAACCTTTGGATGATCGTCAGTTAAGCAACAGATGAATCTAGTATGCGACATTCTTAACTAACTCCTCGTCAGTTTTAGTATCATTTGTAAGCTGTTCTTCAAGCTCTTTAATTCTATCGCGCAGATTAGATATTGTAAGGCCCTGTTCATCCATTTTCTCAATAACAGCCCGTCGATATAGCTGAGTGATCTGCTCAATTGTCATGTATTCCTGCATAAATTTTGTGGGATCAACCATACATTCATCAAAGCAGTAGTCAATAATTTCTTCTGGGCTATAACCGTTTGATCTAGCAGTTTCAATAACATCAGTGATGCCATCAAACTCTATTTCAAATTCACTGTCGTAGTCATTGATATCTACTTCTGTTTCAACC